CTTCGTAATTTGGTTGGGCTCCAATTGATTTGAAATCGTAACTAAGGCCATTTAAATAGACTTGTTGTTCATCGTAGTCAATTAGGTTGGTGTATTCGTTCACGGGAAGCCCCAGCAAACTACTCCTCTTAACGCAATCGTAAAACTGCACATGAGTGCTCATTTCGTCCAAATCTTCAAGGGTGGCCAGGTGCGATGTAATGTCTCTGGCAAGAGGCAAACCATCAATTCTTAAAAGAACTAAATCGACCAATCTTGTAACACCGTTTTCATCCTCAGACGTGATGTTCTTACACTCAACTGCGCTGGGGGAGATGTTATACCAGCTGCTGTGAGCTTTAACTCGAATGGTTTTGAGACCTTTCAAGTAATTCCACGAGTGAGAAGTTGTGAGACCCCATTTTCCTTTGAGCATAAGCATGACTCCTGTGCCTTCTTCACCTTCGAAAGTGTAATAATTTTTGCTTGTTACCTCAGAAACGTCCCATGACATGTTGGCTTTCATTCTTTGGGCATTTGATCTGACTTTACCGGTTTTATTGACGCGCTGGTGATTCTGGAACACGTAACTCGAGTCGGAATTAGGTTTGAAAACCGACTTCCACGTCTTATACAAATTGCGCAAGATGGAGAGGGCCACAACGAAAAGGAAGATGGTGCTAGTGAAAGTCAAAATATCAGCTAACCTGTCGTTGTCATTTTGAAATTGTGAAGGGATCCTCAAGATTTTCCTATCAACCATCCTAGAGGCTAGACAATTAGAACAACTGCTGAAATATGTCTTGCCTTGATAATCAACAATATCCCCGTGGGTTTTAACAGTTTCTGCTTTGTAGGGATAGTAATTTGGATCGCCAGAAATTGGGGCTGGAAGTTTGCACAAACAATCATGCAAAACTGGATCGTGTTGTAAAGCATGCCTCTTTCCTGAGATGTAGCACTCATCACACTGAATGTAATAAGTGCTAAATCCTGTGTCATTTCTAACGCTGATTTGAGCTGAACCTTCATACGTGACATTAAGGATTGGCCTCTTATACTCTGAACTCATGTTCTGATCATTACACGAATGAGTGACTGGGGGTCTTCTGAGCATGTCGTTGTACTCTTTTACCGTGTGGACGAGAATCTGATTTTCTTCAATGTCACGTGGGGACCATCGAATGGTTGCTGAGTCACCATTTATTTTGACTTCGCTAAGCCTGTTGGTGTCGAGGACCTTGCAGATGCAGACTCTATCTCGTCTTCTGCTCTTGGAGACTTTGTATTTCATATATCCAGCATAACAAGCACTCAACCCAAGGCTGATGCCTCCTATGAGGACATTATCCATGTCTCCTCTGAATTTGAGTTCTTCTATGA